CGTGGTTCCTGCTTGGCGTACAGCGACTGGCCCAGCGTGTTGACCGTCTCATTGAAGTCCGCCGGTGCAACGTAGGTGGCGAAGGTGTCCACCGTACCCAAGGGGAATGCGTGGGCTTCGCCCGCTGCGATGAAGCGACGCGAGCCGATGGTGCCGTCAGCTTTGATGTAGGACGCCTGGCCCCGGTACTCTTCGAAGGTCACGCCGCTGTAGCTGAAGCCAGAGCGCATGTCGTTGATCAAAACGGCACCCTGCTGGAAATTCTGGTACGCGGTTTTGACCTCTTTGTGGGTGGTCAGCGCCCGGAAATATTCGGGAGAGCACAGGACATGCACGCCCGTCATGAACTCACCCTGCAGACCATCTTCCATCAGGCCCATCAGTTCCAGGCAGGCAGTCTTGATCTGCCCGTTATCGGCAGCCGTCGAAAACTCGAACGACACAGATTGCGCGGTGATATCGAACTCGTCGAATAAATCGATCAACTCACTGCCATCTGCATCCAGAATTTTCCCCTTGAGCGCGCCCATGCGCAGATGTTCCAGGGTGATCGCATGCTTGTTGCGCATGGTCTCCAGATGGCGAGCCATAACACCGCCAATGGCTTCCATTTCGGTCTCCGAGCCAAAGGCGCGCAGACCCTGAACTTCTTCGGGCAGCACCACATCATCGTGAGGGATGTGCGGGATGACGAAGGAGCGCAAGCGGCGTCGCCCGCGCTCACCGACCGTACCCGGCGAACCGGGTGCGCGGGTGGGCAGCAGGTTCAAGCGACCGGCGTACTCCTCGACGATGATCTGTCGAGTGCGCACGGGCTTGACCGGGAACAGGTTAATTTGCTCCAGCCGCCCGTAGCGGTTGGGCAGGAGGTTGATGGCTGCCGTCAGGCTGGCCATTGAGAAGCCGGGATTTTCAAAAGGGTTCTGCATTTTGGATCTCCAAAAATGACGAAACCCGCCAGCGGCGGGTTATCGAGGGGATGAAGGTGAGATGTGGTCAGGCGGAATCGCGCACTAGGACTCCAACTGCTACCAGCTGGTGAATGGCATCGCGCTTTTGTGAGGCTGTGATTCCTGCTGGCCACACCAATTCGCCACGCGCCACGATGGCATGACGGGCAATTAAGATCGCGTCCTCTCGGTCGATCAGCGTGGCGTTGATGTCATTGGCCAGCACACCGATGGCGATTTCGCTACCGTCGGTAGCGACCGGGTCGAGCGCTTTAAGCTTGGTTGTCGTCGTCTCGCGACCGACGACCGTGCCCAGCGCCAGGTTCTGAGCGGCGGCCACGGTTTCCTGTTCACGTGAGTAGAGATTGGGCGCTTCGTACTTCAGCAGGTCGCCGAGGTTTTTTGGTTGAGTGATTGAGGACATGGCTTACATCTCCTTGGCGTTGAGTTTTTTGACGGCGGCGACCACTGGACTGTTTTCCGGGCGCAGGGTCGTGCCTGCATCGGCGGTGATGCGCGACGTGATGTCAGGCTGCGAGGCTCGGGCGTCGAGTAGCACGCGGCGAACCTGGCCTTCTGTCATGCCAGAGGCGAGAAACTCCGCCGTGCGCTGTGGCGAACCGGCGATCAGGCAAATTTCGGCGATGGCCTGCGCCTCGATGCGGCCATTGCGGGCCGTACTGGTGGCACTGGCTGCAGTGACAGGTGCAACAAATTGCGGCGTCGGTGCAGCAGCCGGATCATCCGTTGGCTCCGATGTGGTTTCGTCCAGAGGAATGTTGTCTTCGGGTTCATTCATGGTTTTCTCCAAATGCAGGTGGGGTTGGCTGGAAATCGGTGGTGTGGTTTGCAAGGCGGCAGGCGATGCGCGGGCGAGTGGTGCGTGTCTGGACTGGGCTGCGCTGGGCGTCGCCATGCTGCGTTGCACCGCCAGCGTGTTGGAAAATTCGATCAACACCTGATCCAGACTCGTCACGGCATCAGCGAGACCCGCTGCTACCGCCGCATCACCGAAGAGCAAACCGGCCTCGGTCGCCCGGACGACATCGCTGTCCAGACCGCGCATTTGTGCGACCTGCTCGACGAAAATGTCGTAGAGACGGTCGACTTCCGTTTGCAGTGCCGTGGCTGCTTGCGGAGACAAGGGAGCGTGTGGCGAGAAGTCATTCTTGTGGTGACCGGCGTAGATTGCGTTGAAGGTGAGGCCGTCTTTCGCGTCCTTGACCGACTGATCGACGTGCAGTGCAATGACTCCGATGGAGCCAACACCGGCTGTTTGCGACAGGGTCAGACGTGATGCAGCGGCGGCAATGGCATAAGCGGCTGAATACGCCGAGTCATTGGCATGCGCCCAGACCGGCTTGATGTCGTTGGCGGCACGAACTCGCTGGGCCAGCTCAAACACGCCCCCGGCTTCACCACCAGGCGAGTCGAGGTCGAGCAGAATGCCGCTGACTTGGCTGTCGGCCAGTGCTGCATCAAGACGCGCGGCAATCTCGGCATAGGAGGTCAGACCGGAAGCCACCTCCAGCCCCATTGCCCGCCGCACCAGCGTGCCGTACACCGGAATGATCGCGATGCCAGGCTGTGCCGTTGAGGTAGTGGCCTTGGGTATCGACTTAGGCAAAGCGGCATCCCTTTCGGGAAGGCCAATGCGCGGCCCGAGCACGGACAGAATCACATCCAGTTTCGTGCGGGCGATAAGAAGCGGCGTTCCGTAGAGACGAGACGCAAGGTGTAAGAGCTGCATGTCAGTTGTCCTGAAGGTCTTGCGGCGCTGCCGGTGTGGCTGTCGCCGCCGTGGTGATAGGCGCTTTGTCGTGACGCGGATCGGAATCGAATACCAAGCCGAGCTCGTCGGCGCGCTGGTTGTCAGCCGCAATCTCCCGGTCAATGTCTTCGGCGTCGTAGCCGAAAGCCGAGATGGCTTCGGAGCGGGATAGCAGCCCGGCGCGGATCGCGGTAAGCATGGCGTCGAACTCTTTCTTCGGATCGACCCACTGCCAGCCCTGGGGAATCCATTTCGAAGAAAGGTATTCCCGCTTGCGTCCACTGAAGCCGGGCATCTCGAGCGCGCCTTCCAGCACAGCCTGTTCCATCCATGCCCGCCAGATGGGGCGGCAGAGCTGGTGGACGATCACCCCGTGCTGAATGGCTTCGCAGCGCCGACGAAACTCCAACAAGCCAGCCCGGATCGATGAATAGTTCACCTGTGTCAGATCGCCCGTGAGCATTTCGTAAGTAATGCCCATGGCTGCCGCTACAGCTCGGAACTGCATGCGCAGAAACTCGGCGTAACTCGCGCCGACATCGGCGGGCTGGCTGAATTTCACATCCTCACCGGGTTCCAGGATTTGCATCGTGCCGGGTTCAAGACCTGCCAGCGCGGCACCGTTCGCATCGGCCAGCCCCTCGCCCATGAGGTTGTCCTCGGGCGAAAGTCGGGTGATGAAGCCTGCAAACATCGCGGCGGTTTTCTTGCGCACGAGCTCGGCGTCATCGTACTGATCCAGTTCGTTGAGCTTGACCAGCGCTCGCGTCAGCCACGGCTCGCCGCGAATCTGGCCGGGGCGCAGCGGACGGAACATATGGATGATTTCTTCGGCGGGCACACGCACCGTGTCCATCCCGCCCGTGCCTGACATCGGTGCCAGCGATCCATCACCGGGATGAGATCGGTACAGGTAATAGGCGGCGCGGCGACCAAGGCGATCAAACTCGATGCCTGCGCGCACCACATTGCCGGATGGCAGTTCGGTATTCAGGGTGGTCGGCAGGTGTTCTGGTTCGAGCAGCTGGAGCTGCAGACTGACGGCCAGACCATCTTCTGGAAGCCGATAGCGCAGACGCACCAGCGCTTCGCCGCCTTCCAACATGGCCCGGCAAGCCAGTGCTTGCAGTCCATAGAAGTCGGTCAGTCCGGCGGCATCAGCGTCCTCGCACCAGGCTGACCAGAGTGCGTGAATGCTCTCGCGCAAGGTGCTTTCGGTCAGCATCGATTGGGGCTTGATGCCCGTGCCGATGGCGTTGGCGACAAAAGCTTCCACGCCAGCGGCGGCCCACGCATTGCGGCGCACCAGATCCCGGCTCTTGGCGCGCAGTTCGTTCTGACTGTACGCCAGCGCGGCGACTGCACCCGGGTTGCTGACCTGCCACGCCAGCGCACGTCGGCCACTGCCGATGCCGTCATAGGTGGGCGTTGGCCCACCCATCAGGCCACGGCGGAGTTTGGTGAACCAGCTCATCAGAACCCCTTGCCCGTGGTAACGCGGATCTGACGTGG